TTAAATTATCTTTTTCAGTGTTTCTTTTACGCCAACTTCAAGATCCGGAATAAAGTGTCCGTATGTATCCATCGTCTGCTGAAACGTACTGTGACCAAGTCTGTGTTGGAGAGCTTTGAAATTTATACCTTCTTTCAAAAGCAACGTGGCGTGTGTATGTCGGAGGCCGTGAAAAGTAAAATCGGGTAGACCCATTGCGTTAAATGTCCGGCGGGCAATTTTTTCAATATGGTTTCTTTTTATCGGGTTTCCCTCGGCATCGCAAAAAAGCAGATTTTCAGGATTGGGAGTACCTTTCATAGCTGATATGTGGTGCTGTATCATTTTTAAGGTTTCTTGATCTATAGATATTGTCCGGCGGGATGACTTGTTCTTTAAATCATAAGATAGCTGTTCTTTACCGTCCACTCTGACTACAGAGCGCATGACTTTAATAGTTCCCCGCTTAAAATCAATCCCCCATTTACAATCAAGTCCGGAGATTTCCCCCATGCGGAGCCCGGTATATGCCGCAATCCGGAAATAAAGCTTTGTCCACTCTTCCGGGATTAGATCGAGCATTTCTTTTATTTGTGATTGCCTCAGGATAGAAACTTCTTTCCTCTCTTGTTTGGCGTGTTTTATATTTGTTAATGGGGATACTGGAATAGCCCCATCTTCTGCAGCTTGCTTTAACGCAGCATGTAGGATTGTATGCAGATTATTTACAGTTCGTGGGGATTTTTCTTTCAGCAGGGTCGCAAAATATGAACGGAACATGGCCGGCGTCAGATCAGTTAAGAGTATTCTCCCGACGCGCGCCTCTGTTACATATTTTTTAATGGTATAGTAGTAATCTCTTTTTGTGACAGGGGATATATTCGGCGTTATAGATTCAAGCCACGCCTGCATCCATTCTGACAATGTGACTTTTTGTGTGGCAAGCGGGCATTTTTCTAATAAATCAAGAAATGCAGACCGTTTATCTTTTGCTTCTTTAAGCGTTCGCCCCATGAAATAATAACGTTTTTTGTTGATCTGGACGGTTACTTTATACCGCCCATCTTTTCTTTTCGGCATTATAAAACAGCTCCTTTGTTGGAATGGGGCTGATTATGCTATAATATATGCGTAATCAGCCCGTGGGGGTAATATTACCATTCTGAAGAGTATATTAGCGATACGGCTTCAGAGAACCGTCGTCATATTTGCAGTATGGCGGCGGTTTTTACTTATTATGCAATTGACACAAACGATTTCGAACGATTTCAGACGATTTTCAGGTGTAAATATAAACGGATTTTTCGTTTATATATTATTGAGGGATTGGCTGTGGATAATTCAATTTAACTCATTTGTTTTTATAAGCTAATTCCCGATTTTGCCGTGCCTTTTTACTTAATTTAGACATAAGTTTAAAGTTATATTCACCAACCAAAGAACTCATCCTAAATAAATCCAACAGTGCCCATAATCCAAATAATCCGGCTGTAAAAAAATAGAAGATGAATTTTATTGGACTATTTAAATATACATAATGCAACCCGAAACAGAACCAAAAGAAATATGCGGTACCTACGCTTTTTTTCTTTCGATAATACTCCTCCATAATTTCCGCATGCATTGGGTCATTTGCCATAAATACTTCATTCATTGGATCCATTTTTGTTACTCCTCTCTTTTGAATAATTAATTCTCTTACATTACATTTTCTCTACCTGCCGCGAAACACGGAAACACCGAAAACTGCTCTAACAACTTTTCCGTGGATTCAATCGTTAAAAGCTGTTCATCCCGGATGCCGTCTATCATATCCGGACAATTTCGCATGCATGTATGACTAATAAGAAGAAAGGCAAATTTATTAGCTTCAAGCTCATCTTTATTGATTGCTTCCTCTGTGATCACATGCGATCCCGAAAAATCAAGCCCGTCAGTATTTTGAAGCAATGTGTGCCCGAGTTCGTGTGCTAATATGACCTTTCGATGATTCCAGTCGAATTTTTCGTTAATCACAATTAGTCGACGGTTTTTATAAGTAAAGGAAGCTCCCTGAAATGTTTCTGAATGCACATTCTCATAGTAGACCTCAATTCCAATTAGCGCTGCCAGCTTATCTGGATCATTTGTTTTATGCTCCCTGATAATATCAACAACTTTTGGCAATAGCCTTTTCACTTTCCTTTTCCTCCTTTATTTATTACTACTTGCATTAAATTTAAAAGCATTTCCTTTTCTTGTTTATTGAGATTGTAGTTTCCGCCCCTAAATTTGATGTTTTTCGCATTTTGAATTATTTCGTCTAAGTGAATTGCATTCCTTTCTTCTTCCATTTCTTTTCTTAATTTTTCTGGATTTAGATAGTTTTTCCTGTTCATTGGAACATCAAACCCCATCAGCCACACGGGAGAAACATTGAGTGCCTCCGCTAATATATCCACCTTATCTTGTTTTGCTTTATATCCTCCCTTGAGATATGTATTTATAGAGGATTTATTTATTCCAGTACGTCTATGGAGTTCTGTTTGAGTTATTTCTCGAATCTGCATAGCTTCAGAAAGTCGTTCAGCGAATGTTGCACTTTTCATAAATTTATCCTCCTTTTTGTGTTGATTAAATAATACCAGTGCTGTTCAGAAAAATCAATATGCTGTTCAGAAAAAGTGAAAAATGGTGTTGATTTATCCAAACTCCGATGGTATACTTGGTTCAGGAAACCTGAAAAGAAGGAGGTGAGAATATGGGATATAATTATAATAAATTACGAGGGAAAATCCGCGAAGTTTTTGGTACTCAAGAAAAATTTGCAGTAGCCATTGGAATTAGTGTTCCAGCGCTTAGCCAGCGTTTGACGAATAAAACAAAATTCACGCAAGACGAGATTTTGAAATCTTGCGATTCGCTCGGCATTGATTCTGCTGACATCGCGGATTATTTTTTTACGCACGAAGTTCAGAAAAGCTGAAAAAACGTGCATGAAAGGAGGTGATCAAAATGGATGAAAGAACGATCGGGATGACAATTACAGAAGTCTCAAGAGCGCTCCATATCGGAGTTGAGCAGCTCCGGGAGTATGCAAGAACAGACCCGACGTTCCCGTGCTTTTCGGTCGGGAACAAGCTAATCACTACCGAGGCCGCAATTAGCGAATGGGCAACCGCCCGGGCGAAGATGCGGGTCGGGATGAAGACAGAAAGCTCACAAGTCATGGAAATTATTAGAAAGTACAGGAGGGAAAGAGCATGATTGACAAAATAATAGTTTATTTATGGTTTTTCATGTCTATTATGCTGATTGTCGCCGCAGCGGAGAAAACATCATGTCTAAATCTCTAATCACATTCATATTGTTGAGTACCGGAGAGAGGTAAAGGCAGGTGATACGCTCTGGGATATCTGTGGCGAGATAGCCACAGATAAAGAAGATTTGCGGAAACTGGTCTGGCAGGCAAAGAAAGACAACCGGATTCATGACGCCGGCAACCTGCAGCCGGGAACCTTAGTGATTGTAAAAGTAGAGGAGGCGAGAAATCAGTGAATGCAGAAGAAGAACTTAGTGTTTTGAAGGAAAAAATAGAAAAGATGAAGGAGACGTATAAGGGCGCGCAAGATTATGAGTATGAAAATTATAAGAAATATAACGAAGAGGGTAATACGGTCGCGGCGAATCGGGCTCTCGGTAAATCCTATGCATTTGAGGCGATATATACGTACATCAAAAACATGTAAAAAGCCGACTGATAACTGCAATTATCAATCGGCAGGCGGAAAATGTGAGTGATATTTCCGCCTCTATATTATCAGAAAATGGAGGAATAGACAAATGGCAGAACTCATATTGAATGCCGATGCTTCACATGAGGATTGGCTCAAAGTAAGAAATACAGGATTAGGTGGGTCAGACTGCGGAAGCATTCTCGGACTCAATCCGTATAAATCAGCATTGACACTTTGGTCAGAAAAAACAGGAATGATGCAGCCGGAAGATCTCTCGAAGAATGAGAGGGTTTGGTGGGGCAGCCATATGGAACCGGTGATCGCGCAGAGATTTGAGGAAATTACAGATAAAAAGGTGCGCCGGAGAGGAACTCTTCGAGATAACGATTATCCGTATATGCTGGCCAATATTGACCGCTGGATAGTCGGGGAGAATGCCGGTCTTGAAATCAAGACGGCAGACTGGCGCATGAGCAAGCAGTGGGGCGATAAAGACGATCCGCAGGACATGACGGTACCGGACAGCTACTACTGCCAGTGCATGCATTACATGGCAGTCACAGGGGCCGATTACTGGTACATAGGAGCCCTTATCGGCGGAAACGATTTCCGGGTAAAAAAGATCATGCGTAACGAAGACGATATCAAGTACATCCGGGAGCAAGAAAAAGAATTTTGGAACCATGTCACAGAACAGACAATGCCTGCGGTAGACGGCAGTGATTCTACAGTTCACACACTTGTCGGGCTGTACAATACGCCGAACGGTAAAGAGATAGACCTGCCGGAAGAAGCCTTGCGGATTTTTGAAAAATATGACTTGGCCAAAGCAAAAGAAAATGAAGCAAAAGACGCTATACAGGCGGCAAAAAATGAATTAATGGCACTGCTTGGAGAAAACGAAGTCGGACACATCGGTGACAGAAAAGTTACATGGAAAGCAATAAAGCCGAGAGAATCTATTAGCTTATCCCGCGTTAAAAAAGAAGACAGCGGCAGCTATGAGGCACTCAAAGCGATGGGATTTATCAAAGTCGGCGAAGCAGGCCGCATGATGAAGGTCTACTAATGAGCATTGAAGAGTTTACAGCCCTCGAGATAGGCGCAAAAGTCAGTATACAAAGGGGGCTAAAATCCCCGCCACTTAAGGGGACATTGGCGGATAAGGTGAACGAATCCGCTCTTATAAAAATAGGTCACACGCCGGCAGGAAAACCTATCCTGATATGGGCGCATTATATGAAATTAAAACAGGAGGAGTTTAGATGAGAATTAAGGAGATACTTTCACAGAACAGAAGAGATTTCAGAGCATTATTTATCTGTCCGTTTTGCGGGCATGAAGAGGAAAAACCGGGATACGATGACGCTAATTTTCATCAGAATGTGATCCCGAAAATGAAATGTAAAAAGTGCGGAAAAACAGAGCAGGACGGAGCAAATTATCGTCCGTTGAGTACAAAATATCCGGAAGGTTTTCAAGTTTAAAACAGGAGGACAAGAAATGAACGCGGCAAAAGGAATCGTAAAAACAAAGCAGGAAAACAAAAAGCCATCTTTACAAGGGCTAATTCGAGCGATGGAGCCTGAAATTAAAAAGGCATTACCGTCGGTCATTACACCGGAACGGTTTACCCGGATGGTATTTACGGCACTGTCGAGCAATAAAAAGCTGCAGGCATGCACACCGGAAAGTTTTCTCGGCGCAATGATGCAGGCTGCACAGTTGGGTGTAGAGCCGAATACCCCGATCGGACAGGCTTACCTGATTCCATACGGCAATCAGGTACAATTTCAACTTGGATATAAAGGACTGATTGATCTTGCTTATAGAAGCGGTGAAGTACAGAGCATACAGGCGCACGAAGTGCACGAAAACGATACATTTGAATACGAGCTTGGGCTGAATCCAAAACTGAAACACGTACCAGCTATGAAAGACAGGGGCCCGGTCATCTTATACTACGCTGTCATCAAACTGAAAAACGGCGGAGAAGGGTTCGAAGTTATGAGCCGGGAGGATGTAGATCAATTTGCGCGGGCGAAGTCTAAAACATATAAAAATGGACCATGGCAAACGGATTTTGACGAAATGGCAAAGAAGACCGTACTTAAGAAAGTTTTGAAATACGCGCCTTTAAAATCTGATTTCGCAAAACAGGTCAAAGAAGACGAAACGATTAAAACCAGTATTTCGGAAAACATGACAGACCTCCCGGACGAAACGGTGACGATTGATGCGGAAGCACAAACGCCGCAGGACGAAGAAATCCCATTTGATGAAATACCGCCTGCTGTAGATAGAGAAACGGGGGAGGTATTAACAGATGGAAGAATTTAAGAGAAATCCTCTTCCGACAATGGAATGTGGGATGGCCTATCTGGCTCATCCCTACGCTCCGCTTAACAGGAGAGCTGAAATATTCGTGGAGGCTATTAAAGCGGAGAATGTAGAAGAAGCGGGGGATATTGCGCTTAAAATCATGAAGAAGTATTTAAATTTGACGATAATTTCTCCTCTCCATAACTATTCATTTTTGGAAGGGAATTATGAAAAAGAGACGGAAATACTCAAGTACGATTTTAGGCTTCTCTCCCGGTGCGATATTTTGATTTTGTCTGGAAACTGGCGGAACAGCAAAGGCTGTATGTCCGAATACGGTTATGCAAAAGCAAAAGGAATCAGGATTTACGAATACAGAGATAACCTGCTGTATCCGCTGGAATAAAATTCGTTATAAATCCTTGAAAGGGGTGATAACGTGGGGCGCCAACTTAAACAGGGGTTGGATTATCTCACACTTGATGTTGATTTCTTCGAAAGCGTAAAGGTCCGGAAAATCAGAAAGGACTGTGGCAATCAATCAATACCAATACTGATCGCGTTACTCTGCAATATTTTTCGAGAAGAGGGATATTATGTGGGGTACGATAACGATCTGACATTCCTTATAGCTGAGCAATTCGGCGTGAGCGAGGGTGCAGTAGAGGATACCGTCCAAAAAGCGGTTTTAGTTGAGTTTTTTGATAGCCACATGTTTCATACCTATGGAATCCTCACTTCACACGGTATTCAGCAGCGTTACTTTGATGCAGTAACCCGCTTGAAAAGAAAATCGGTGAAGGTTATAGGGGAATTTCTATGCAAAAATATTTCCCCTGGAATAAATACCGATTTCCTCCGTGATAAATCGAATAACCTCTGGAATAAATCCGACAAGGTAGAGGAAGAGGTAGAGGTAGAGGAAGAGGAAGAGGTAGAGGACAAAGCGTCTTCTCCGAAAACTGAAATCATCAAAGCATTTTCTTCCTCTTCTCCCGGACTGGAGAAATCAATCAAAAAGTGGATGGACATGAGGAAACAGAGGAAAGCTTCTGTATCACCGACGGCTCTCAAAAAGAACCTGACACAACTCAAGAAGTTATCAAACGGGAATATAGAGGACGCTGTTCTCATTGTAGAGCAGTCAATAGAAAATCAATGGCTCGGGTTCTGGCCGCTCAAAAGACCGAAGCAGAAAAAAGCGGGATGGAGCTACGGACATATTGCTTCTCCGGAAGAGTGGAAAGGTATTAAAGAAGGGTGGTGACAATGGAACGAATCGGACGGGATATGGATGCTCTCCAGAAAAAAATGGAGACATTTATCAAAAACAATGGCCGCTTAAATGAGCAAAACGAAAAGACGGAAGCAGAAGAGGCGGCAGAAGAAAGAAAAAAATGGACGAATAGGCTGTATAAAGCCGGGATAGGCAGGCGGTACCATGCATGCACGTTTCAGAACATTGAAAGAAAAGGATTACCGGATTCTAAGCTGCTGAAAAGCCATTATGCCATCGCGAAAGATTACGCTAAGAATTTCAAGGTACACAAGGCAAAAGGGCAAGGGCTTATATTCGCCGGACCGGTAGGACGCATGAAGACAACAATGGCGGTGGCCATAGCGCAGGAGATTATGAAAGATTATAACCGGGCGTATTTTATTACGATGCCGGAATTGATGGACAGTCTTCTGCAGAATAATCTTTCACAAGAAGTTCGAACGCGCACAAAAGAAACGGACTTACTGATTCTTGATGACATGGGAGCTGAGTATCAAAACGACTGGGTATTGAACGCGGTCGACGCAATTATATCGAAGAGATACAACGAACTCATGCCGGTAATCATTACGACGAATAAGACACCGGAAGAGATGAATCAGAGGTATATGGCACGGATTTTTGACAGGTTAAAACATGCGAACAGGTTACTTATAGAAGCAGGAGAAAGCCTGCGAAAAAATGAAGTTTAAGAAAGGAAAGATTGATAAATGGGAAGTAGTCGATTCATAGTCGTATCAATGAAAAAGATGATTGTCGCAATGAATCCGTCTTACGTTGAACAGAAAGAAAAAAGTCTCATCATCTACTTGCCCGGGACGTATAAACAGCTCGAGCTGGAATATGAAACGGAAGATAATGCAAGAGACGCTTTTATAGACATAGTTGACGCTTATGAATCCGGGAAAATAGACGTTTATATCTGAAAAGGAGGAATGAAAAATGCTAAACATGAACAATTGCCAGATTTGCGGAAATCTTGTCCGCGATCCTGAAATCAAGAACACATCATCCGGGAAAGCGGTAGCAACGATGACGGTGGCGGTTAACCGGTATTTTGTAAATCAGAACGGAGAAAAACAGGAATTTACAGATTATGTACGAGTAAAAGCGTGGCCGCCATGGGCAGAAGCCATCGGAAACCAGCTGCAGAAAGGGATGCCGGTGTTTGTAGAGGGGCGGTACAGCAGCTACTCTTACGGCAAGGACGGTGATAAAAAATACATGACGGAGATTGTCGTTGAATTTGTCGCGAGCCCTTTGAATATCAAGAAAGCACAAGCAGCAGAAGCGGGAACAGGATCGGGCAATTTTGAGCAATTCGGAACGGCGCAGAGTGAGCTGCCGCCGAAAAATGATGATTTACCGTTTTAAGGGGGAAGAGAAGTGGATACAGCTGTTGATGTAGCAAGCGTCGTACTGTTTATTGTTCTGATCATGTACGCAGCTATCAAACTTGACGAAGCAGCAAGAAAGTTGCGCAATGAGGAAGAGCGGATTTACGGAGAAAGGCGAGAAAAATGAAACAGGGATTTGAAAAGGCAAAAGGATATGAATTTGTAAACTTGCCGCAAAAAAATAAAAGATCACCGGCAGGATATAACATTGAAAGCGCTGTTGATGTTGTAATCGAGCCGGGAGAAACGAAGGAAATCGAGACGGGACTAAAAGTCAATATAAGTGGAGATAAACGGCTGGGCATTTATATAAACTCAATCCTTGCTTTCGATCATGGACTTATATTAACAGATTGTGTAGGAGTTGCTGATAATGAAGAGCATATCGTTGTGACAATCAGAAATATATCAGAAGTGCCTTATAGAATCAGAAAAGGAGACAGGATTGCGCAAGGAATATTTTATGATAGCGAAGAACTGAATGAGATAAAAGAGCGTATTTATAAAGACGGGTGGGGAAGAAAATGAATAACTTGATCACCATCGAAAACGTAAAAGGATATTTAGACCCGGTCACCGGGACGGCATATCTCAACGCAGAGGATGTAGCACGAGGCTTCGGATTTACGACCGTTGCCAAAAGTGGCAACGCGGTAATTCGGTGGGCGAGGGTCAACCGCTACCTATCCGAGTTTGGTCTTTCCAAAGAAATCGGCCGGGATGATTACATCCCGGAAAATATGGTGTATAGGCTCGGATTTAGAGCGAGCAACTGAACGGCAAAGAGGTTCCAAGCGAAACTTGCCGACGAAGTTATTCCGGCGATCCGCAAAACGGGAATGTATATGACGGATGGGGCTGTACAAAATATTCTGAATAATCCAACGGCTTTTATCGAGATTCTCACGGAGTATAAAAAGGTTCAAGACGAAAATAAAAGTCTTGCTGTGCAGAACGCTCGACAGAAGCAGCTCATCGGTGAGTTGAAGCCGAAGGCGGACTACACAGATCTTATTTTGAAAAATAGATCGCTTGTCACGATTACGCAAATTGCTAAGGACTATGGCATGAGCGGTCAGGCTATGAATAAAATTCTTCATAGCCTCGGTATTATTTATAATCAGTCCGGACAGTGGCTGCTCTACAGCAGGCATCAGGCAAGAGGATATACTCACAGTGAGACGGTGAGCATTACGCATGCCGATGGACGGGAAGCCGTGAAGATGAATACAAAGTGGACGCAAAAGGGACGGCTCTTCTTGTACGACACGCTAAAGAAAGAGGATATTGTTCCGGTTATCGAGAGAGGAGCATGAAGTGAAGCTTTACAGTGACAGAGGGGATAAATATTATCTTTTCGGACAGTTTGAACTATATCTAATGCTCATACAGTGCGTTCTTATCGGAATATTAGTAGCGCTGGTATACGTTTTGATTCGATTAGGCGGTGGAGTATGAAGCTCATAATTCCGGGACGGCTGCCATGCATGAATGATCTTATAGCCGCTAACAGGCTGAACAAGTACGCGGGAGCTGGCGTTAAGAAGAAAACGCAGAAAGAGATTATTCTTATCCTGCGTCCGCAAGTGCAAGGACAAAGGTTTACCGAAAAAGTAAATATCCGCATTGAGTATTACGAAAAGGATATGCGGCGGGATGAAGACAATGTTATGAGTGCCGCAAAGTTTATCTTGGATGCGATGCAGGATATGGATTTTATCCCGAATGACAGCCGGAAATATGTGCACTTGACGCAGGAAGTATTTACCGATCGGGATAATCCGAGGATTGAAATTGAGGTGAATAAAGCATGAATAACGGAATGAGACCGGGGATATTTCATAACCCGGATCCGACGTACGAAAAAACGAAAACAAATTTAAATCGTGAATCAAAACGGGTACGCGGTGATATCGAAGCGTTTTTTGAAGAAATTCGGCGATGCAGAAAACATATTGACTCTTTGAATCAGTATCGCCAGCAGTACGAGATGGATCTGTTCTCGCTCAAGGGTTGTAGATACGATAAAGAGCCGGTCGACGGCGGCGTGTCTTCCGATTTATCGGATATCGTGATTGCGTTTGAACAGAAGATGGCACAGGCGGAAGAAATGCGGATAAAAGAGCTCAACAGATACGGTGACATGATTACAAGAGGGTTCAGGCTGCTTGCTTTGCTTTCCGACCCAGAGCAAAAGTCGATTATGATTGACCGATATTTCATGAATGTTCTTTGGGAAAAGATTGCTTTGGATCATCATTTTGACAGGAGTACATGTATGAGAATGAGAGACCGGGCAATTCAAGAAATTTCACGAAAAACACAGGTTGCGACTAAATGCGACTTTTAAATGTGGTATTATGATAGTGTAAAGTTCGGGCAATAAACGTCGTCGCCCGATGCTTTCATACAACTCCATAAAAGCAAGAAGCCGGTTTCGATGAGTTTGCCGGCTTTTTGCTTGCATTCGATAAAGGAATTTAACAATGATTGATTACAAAACATCTGCAAAACCGCGTATTGTCACAAAGGATGATGTCGCGGTTTTCTGTTCATTCGACGAGATTCTGCCGATTGGGCAGCTGCAGCCGAATCCACGGAATCCGAATCAGCATACCGAGCAGCAGGTAAAGCTCCTCGGCGAGATTATCCGAAGCGCCGGGTGGCGGGCTCCGATTACGGTATCAAAGCGAAGCGGGCTGATTGTAAAAGGGCATGGCCGCAGGCTGGCAGCTATTGACGCAAGACTGGCATGGGTACCGGTTGAGTATCAGGAATATGCGACGGAAGCAGAAGAGTACGCTGATCTCTTGGCGGATAACAGGATAACCGAGCTGGCGGAGATGGATAATGATAAACTCTCCGAAATTCTAAAAGACCTGCAGGAGACCGAGAATTTTGATATGGATTTGACCGGCTTTGACGAGGACGCTTTAGCCGACTTGATAGGCGAACAGTTGACATCTGACGAAATCGAAGAGGACGAAGTTCTGGAGACGCAGGAAACGGTATTTACCAAACCGGGTGACTTGTTTATCATAGGTGACCATCGTCTTTTATGCGGCGACAGTACCAAGCTGGAAGATGTCAATCGTTTATTGGGGGGGCAGCAGGCTGATTTATATATTACGGATCCGCCGTATAATGTGGCGTATGTCTGCAAGACAAAAGACGCACTAACGATAGAGAATGACAAGATGGCTGACGGAGATTTCAGCCAGTTTTTAGTTGATGCGTTCAAAGCGGCGAACGATAACATGAAGCCCGGGGCTGCATTCTATATTTGGCACGCGGATTCGGAAGGATTTAATTTCCGGGGCGCTTGCAAGGATATCGGATGGGATGTTAAGGAATGCTTGATTTGGAATAAAAATCAAATGGTTCTCGGGCGGCAAGATTATCAATGGAAACATGAACCGTGTCTTTACGGTTGGAAGCCAGGTGCGCCGCATAACTGGTATAGCGACCGAAAGCAGACAACGGTTATTGATATGAGCAAACCGAATCGCAGTGAAGACCATCCGACGATGAAGCCGGTCGGCTTGTTTGCTTATCAAATAGAAAATAGCAGTAAACCGGGTGATATTGTACTTGATAGCTTCGCTGGGAGCGGTACAACGATGGTTGCCTGCGAGAAGATGCGTCGAAAGGCAATGCTTATGGAGCTTGACCCGAAATATTGTGATGTGATCATAAGGCGGTACATACAGGAATCCGGAAATCTTGATTTAAAGGTGGAGCGTGACGGAGAGATAAAATCACTTAAGGATGTAATGGAAGAAGCGGGAGCCACCTTAGAGTAACGGGAGGTGGTGACTTTTGGGAAGGCGAAGAGCCGAATGCGAATGGGAGCGTAAAAAAGGCGAATCTTCAGAAGCTTATGCCGCATTTAAGCTTTATTACCAAATGGGGGATAAAAGATCTTGCACGAAGGTAGTACAAAAGCTGAACAAATCAAGGGCACTCATCACCGGCTGGTGCGGAAAATGGAACTGGGTTGAAAGAGCCCGCGCTTACGATAACGAGCTGGCTCGGCAAGAATTTGCAGAGGCCTGTAATGCTGTTAAGAAAATGAATGAGCAGCAAGCACAAATCGGGCTGCTCATTCAAAAAAAGGCGCTGGAAGCGCTAAAGGAAATGAAATCTAAAGAACTGTACCCGAAGTTACTGCTGCAGTATTTAGTGCAAGGCGCAGGGCTTGAGAGAAAGGCAAGGGATTCCGATGTTGAGATAAAAACAGGCAACAAGGAAAAAGAAATCAACGAAACGGACTATGCTGATGATGGATTGACGGAGGCACTTAGAAATTCCGCGAAGAAAGTGTGGGATGAATGAGAAATGTAATAGAACCTGTTATCCGGTTTAAAGAGTTTTCTCGGCGGCAAATGCAGGCATTTACTTGGTGGTGTCATGGATCCCCTTACTTCAATTACAACGGAATTATAGCCGACGGCAGTATTCGATCCGGTAAAACGGTATCGATGGCTATTAGCTTTGTTTTATGGGCAATGCAAACATACGATAAACAGAACTTTGCTATGTGCGGAAAAACGGTCGGTTCTTTCAGGCGAAACGTATGGAATTGGCTTAAACCTGTGTTATATGCCCGCGGATATGAAGTGACGGAGTTCCGGACGAACAATACAATTATCATAGATGACGGTAAATCCGTGAATTACTTTTACATCTTCGGCGGCCGGGATGAATCGTCACAAGATTTAATACAAGGCATGACACTTGCCGGATTGTATTGCGATGAGGTGGCGCTTATGCCGGAATCATTTGTCAATCAGGCGACAGGACGTTGTTCCGTTCCGGGAGCTAAGATGTGGTTCAACTGTAACCCGGAAAGTCCCATGCATTGGTTTTTAAAAAACTGGATAGAGAAAAAAGAAGAAAAGAGAATGCTTCATCTCCATTTCACAATGGACGACAATCCTTCTCTTTCCGAATATGTAAGAGAACGCTATAAAACGACTTACAGTGGTGTATTTTATAAGCGTTTTATTTTGGGATTGTGGGTCATGGCGCAGGGCTCCATTTATAAAGACGCTTGGAGCGACGACCTGTATTTTGATAAAAACCAGCTGGAATATATTTACAATAATCCGCGATTGTACCGCCGATATATATCTATCGACTATGGCACCGTCAATCCGATGTGCTTCTTAGATATATGGGACGACGGAGACGTGGCGTGGGTGGTAAGAGAATATTATTGGAACAGCCGGGAGGAAGGAAAGCATGAAAAGGATAACAGTCAATACGGTGATGATCTTATGGAGTTTATTAATTCGGTAGATTATGCTCCGTCGGCGGTTATCATTGACCCATCTGCTGCCAGCTTCAAAATAGAAATGAGAAACAGAGGACTTCGGGCAAAGGAAACAGTAGATACGATTAATGCGGACAACAGTGTACTGGAAGGAATCCGCACAGTAAATAAAATGTTCACGAAGAAGAAAATCCGAATATACAAGGAAAACTGCCCCATGCTTGTCAAAGAAATTCAAAGCTACGCATGGGATGAAAAGGCTATACAGAATGGCGGCAGGGAAAAACCGATAAAGGTGAATGACCACAGCGTTGACGCCCTGCGTTATTATTGTCAGACGGTAATTAGATCAAGGAGGCTTGCGAATGCGTAAGAAAAAAAGAATACAGGTACCGGCGGGGAATCCGAAGAGAGCACCTGCCCGCGACGCATTTGCCAACGCTCTTGCGCGAATAGGTGCAGGGATGCCGAGCTTGATGGAGGGAACCACCTATCAAATGCAGCGTCTGACACGGAATTATAACTTACTGAATAGTTTATATCGTGAACACTGGATAATGCGCCGTATTGTAGACATTATTCCGGGAGATATGCTGAAGAATTGGATTACTATCACGACGGAAGTAGATCCGAAGGCGCTGAAGCGAATAGACCTTGTCCTCCGCCGGACACAGCTTATACAGAAAATCAAAACGGGCATGCAGTGGGGACGTCTATATGGTGGCGCAGTAGGCGTCATGCTGATTAAGGGGCAGGGGTATGATCTTTCAGAACCTGTTGATTTGGATCGTATAATGCCGGGGGATTTCTGCGGTATTACGGTTTTAGACCGGTGGAATGGTGTTTCTCCCTCTGGAGAATTGATAGGCGATATCAGTGACCCGGAATACGGGCTGCCGAAATATTATCTTGTGACGGATACCGTATCAGGTGTAACTACCAAGATTCATAATTCACGTGTGCTTCGATTTATCGGAGATGATCTGCCGTACTGGGAGAGCCAGTCAGAGGAACAGTGGGGCGCCTCGGTGATAGAATCAGTGTTTGATGAATTGAAAAAACGAGATAATGTTTCATGGAATATAGCACAGCTCACTTTCATGGCATCTCTTCGTGTGCTCAAGATGAACGACCTGGGGCAGACATTGTCTGCTACTGATGAACAAACTCAGGCAGAATTGTACAAAACGATACAGGCGCAAAACTGGCTCATGAGTAATAGCGGCGTGCAGGTGCTTGATAAAGAAGACGGTTTTGAAACGCACCAGTACACATTCGGCGGCATTTCAGAGGTTTACCAGCAGTTCATGATGGATATCTCCGGGGCGGCACAGATACCTGCTACTAAGCTCTTTGGACGGGCTCCCGCCGGAATGAATGCAACAGGTGAAAGCGACCTGCAGAATTATTATGACATGATCGGACAAGAGCAAGAATCAAAACTGCGGCCGATACTGAATAAACTGTTACCGATTCTTTGTATGAGCGTTTTCGGGGCAGTTCCTGATGATTTAGATTTCGATTTTGACCCGGTATCTGAACCCTCCGACAAAGAGCGGAGTGAGCTGGCTAAAACGGGCACGGAGAACGTGGTAACGGCAATTAATGCGGGACTTGTGTCAAAACGTACCGCGCTGCAGGAGCTTAAGCAGCAGAGTGAGCGTACTGGCGTGTGGACAAACATTACAGATGAAGACATCATGAAAGCTTCCGATGAAGTAGAAGGGGAAGGGGAGTTTGGCGGATTTAGCGGAATGTTGGGGGTGGATGAATCGGAAAGCGATGGAGATGAATTACATAAAACATCAAATTCTGTACAAGATAGTGGTAAATGGGTGACTATGAATGGAACCCATGTAAAGGTAGATAAGGACGGTGAGATAAAGAATGGTCCGTTAAAGGGGCAGAAATATACACCGAAACTCAAGGCTCCGAAATATACGAAGGCGGAAGGATATGAAAAACAGATCGGCTCTCCAATTCATGGTGGATATAAGGGAATCAATGCTATAAATAAGCTCTTGGAAACGAAAAGTGGGTATGTACCTGATGCATTCACCAGATCAGATATAGGAAGCATAGCACTGCCGTGGGGCGATGATTTTATGGGGCTCAAGCACATTATACAAGAAAGACAATCTCAAGGGATTGACGCTAATGAGTTCTTGCAGCATTTGCCGGATATCATAGAAGACGGGAAGCTTGATAGTAGAAATGGAAGGTTTTATATAAGGAAAGATCACTATACAGCAGTAATATCTCCTACCTATTTTGATGATCATTTCACATTCGTACTTACCGGATGGGATGAAAATGTTTCTGAAACAACAAAAAAGCACTAAGGCGCCAGAAGCATGTAAACTAATCTGGCATTGCTAAGCGTACAGACCACTTGCTACGCTAACCCAAGTGCTTTTCTTATTTTTATTATAACGCTTGATGCATAAAATGCAAGGTGGCACCGTTAAATACAGTGGATTTATTGAGTGTTTAGATTTACACTGTGACAAACAATATAATTATTTTGCGAGGAGGTAAATTATGGATAAAACAAAATAGAATTTAAGAAGAATAAGAGCTTATGATGCAGAAGAAGAGTGGAAAACGATTAAAGGCTCTCATGTACTTGTTAAAAATGGAGAAATTGTTGCTGGTGCCGGGGGAAAATTTAATGGAGAGAAGTTTTATGGTGGGAGTGTTAACAAAGAAGATTCAGGAACGAAATTTAACTACCGATCTCACCCTGCGTATCAGGAAGGATTAAACCATACGACTAAGTCTTTTGAGAATTCGTATTTTGACGAGGAAGAGGTCATCGCTACGAAAGAAGACTCCAAAGCTCAGCTTGAAAAATGGCAGAAAATGCTGGAAAAACACCCGAATGGTGAGGTATCAAAAAAACAAGTGGCTTGGTATAGAGGAACATATCAAGCGTGTAATGATATTTTAAAAAAATTACACGCCGATAATAACGGTGGATCAAAAAAAGTTAACACGCTAAAAAAACTTGCAAAAATCGGCGCAGAGTAAGTGAATAAACATGAAAAGAAACTTCAAACCAAATCGAATGACAGAAAAGCGGTATGCCGCTGCGATAGAAAGAATCATGAAAGGACTGGAGCGTGAGATGGCTCATGCAGAAAGTCCTTTTCAAATGCTCTCTGTCCTCCGTGGTCTTGCCCGTTCTCCCACTTTTGAAAAAGCATGCGAGGACGCGGCACGATCCATGGCAACACACGCCTTTTCTGATGGACACCGAACGTGGCGGGAAGCCGCCCGGGCAGGTTCTAAAGGACGCAGGATATATCGATTGCTGCATAAAGAACTTGAAGCGAACGATATTTACTGGGATATCGTTTCCCGAAATTCCCGTTTGATTCAATCTATGACAAATGAGGCTGCGGAACGTGTATCAAATATAGTGTCTGAAGGACAGTCGGCTGGTATTCGGTCAGAAGATATGATAGATGACATACTTCGGCAATGGCCGACGATGACAAGGACGCATGCTAAATTAATTGCCCGGACAGAATCCTCGAAAGCTGCCTCTGCGCTGACACGCTCAAGAGCGCAAAGTGCAGGGCTCAATTGGTACATCTGGGAAACATCGGAAGATTCCCGGGTACGTTCTTCTCATCGGCACATGGACGGGGTACTGGTCAATTGGAATGACCCGCCGTCTCCGGAGGCTCTGATTGATATGAAGGATTACGGAAAATATCATGCCGGCGAGTTTCCGAATTGCCGCTGTTACGCCGCTCCGTTAATAGAGTATGATGATGTTTCTTGGCCGCATAAGGTATACCGGAGTGGACGTATACGGTATATGCGGCTTTCTGAATTTAAAAAAATAGAAGGGGGATAAATGAGGGCATTTTACGGAAGCAAAATCTCCGGGCATATGATTCGAACTCCCGAGGGGTATCTTGTGTGTAAAGAAGTGCCAATTGCGCGAACTGGCACACAGGAATACAGAGGAATGGAGTTCGGTGGAGAAAATCCGGAGAAAATCTATGTTGTTAAGCGACCTGAAGAAGAGGTATTCAGTAAGGCGGCATTAGCAAGTTTTGAGGGTAAACCGGTTGTAGATGAACATCCAGATGAAAACGTAACACCGGACAATATTGGTCGATATATTAAAGGCACCTGCCGTGATGTACGTCGCGGTGAAGGTGCCTTATCCGATTGCGTTGTAGCGGACCTGATTATCTATGACAAGGACCTGATAAAGAAAATCGAAAGTGGGAAGCGCGATATATCCTGCGGGTATGACTGCCTGTGGGATCCTAAAGACGACGACACTTATGTACAGCTGGAAATCCGCGGTAATCATGTAGCCGTCGTCGAAGAAGGGCGCGCCGGACACAAAGTTTCTATTCGTGATTCACGAAAAGGAGGAAAAACAATGTCAGAAAAAAGTAAAAACAGTATCTGGGGGCGTATGCTTTCTGCGTTTGCGCATGACAGCGACACCACTCCGGAAGATCTGGAAGCAGCGGCAAAAATGAAGCCTGCTTCTGATGAAGGTAATCCGGCACCGGCTGTTCCGGTAGTAGAGAAAAAAGAAGAGCCGAAGAGCACCATCGATGCAGAACTCGACGCACGTCTCAAAAAGATTGAAGACGCTATTGCCGCTCTTTCTGAAAAGCCGGATAAAAAGCCGGAAGAGGAATCTGATGCGCTGGACGCATTAGAAGAAGAGCTCAAGGGCGAAAAAGAAGAAACCCATGACGAAAGTGATGTAGAAGTTGATCCGAAAGAAATCAATGCCAAGCAGGAAGAAGCGGAAGATGACGAAGAAGACGTTGTAGAGCCGGAAGACGAGGAAGAAGCCAAAGCTGCCCGTGACGCCGCTCTGAAAGCTATCAGTGCATTGAAGCCGGTTGTAGCGGCTCTACCCAAAAGCCAGAGAAAGAAAGCTGCAGATAGTCTTGCAGATCTGATTCGCGGCAACATTCACGATGATGGATATGACGCTATTATGAAAGCAAAAGAAAACGGCCGCAAAAAGGCAAAAGACAAAGCCATGGATGACCGCGAACTTGGTCGCATGATTCGGGATAAATATAATCCGCATTACAAAAAGAACTAAAAGGAGGAAAACACAATGAGTGGAAAAGCAATTGGAGTATCTATGAATTACGGGTTCCCGGGGACATATGCAAGAACCCCGGACGATGTCGTTACATCCCGCCAGCTGAAAGAGGGCTCTGCCGCGGTACCGTTTGGCGCAGCATTGGCGGCGAATGACGACAATACTTATTCTTCGGTGGGCGCTACATTTACCGCCGCCAAATTCGGCGGTGTTGCGCTCCGTGTAGTTAAACAGGCTGTCTCTTACAATGATCAGAACGAAACAGCTTACAATGAGCAGGAACTCGTTTCTGCAATTAATCGTGGATCTGTTGTTGTTAAATGCAATAACGGTACACCGAAAGCGGGCGGAGCCGTATTTGTCCGCATCAAAGCTAATTCTGCAATTTCCAGCGGAGTTGTCGGCGGATTTGAGGCTGTAGCTGATGGTGCTAACACCGTGCAGCTTACCAATGTGCAGTGGACAAATGGTTATGTAGACGCTAACGGCGTGGCAGAAATCACTATTCTGACCCGTCTGAATGCGTAATAGAAGGAGGTACAAAATAATGGGAAATAATGCTGTTTCTATGTTTACACCGAATGCCGGAATGATGGGCGCGGCCAACGCGGCTATGCGCGCAGGCGGCAAACAGGCTTTTTATGGCTCTGCTTATGATGCGGCAATTGCGTCCGGCATGGCTTATCTTGTGGGCGAACTCGAAAAGGTAGACCCGAAAATTAGGGAGCCTCTCTCTTCTGTCACCTGGCAGCGTGACATCGTTGCCAAAACTGGCGGCGGATGGGTAGACTTCACGTCCACTTTTGACGTTGATTATGGAACTACCGGTGCCAATGATTATTCCATTGTCGGATCCGGTACGACCGCGGTTCCGGTAATGCAGGTCAGCACCAGCAAAAACCTGTTCAAAACCTTTACGTGGATGCATGCTATGCAGGTTCCGTTTGTTGACCAGGCTAAGCTGCAGCAGATTGGACGTTCTCTGGAAGATATGCTTGATAAAGGCATTCGTCTCAACTACAACAAGACTATTGACAAGAACGTATACCTCGGGTTTGATTCCCTCGGCACTTCCGGTCTGATTAACGACAAGAAAGTCACGGTTGGCACTGTTGTAAACGGTGCGGCGGGTTCTCCGCTTTGGACGAAAAAGACGGCGGATGAAATCCTGCAGGATATCAATAACGCTCTTGTGGAAGCGTGGAAAGCGGCTGAATATGACCTGTCCGGTATGCCGAACCATATTCTGATTCCGCCGGAAAACTATGCGTTTATTGTAAAGCAGAAAGTATCCGACGCCGGGAATATTTCCATCCTTGAATATCTGCTGCAGAATAATATCGCAAAAAATCAGGGCGTGGATATTGCTATTGAACCGTGCCGCTGGTGCATTAAGGCAGGGACCGGTAAGACTAACCGCATGGTGGTTTATGTCAACGATGAAGACAAGGTAAACTTTGATATTACTGTTCCTATTACCCGCGCTATGACCCAGCCGTCCGTGGAACGCGCCGCGTATCTGACTTTGTTCGCTGCACAGATTGGGCAGGTTAAGTTCAATTATTATCAGCCGGTTCGCTACTTTGACGGTATTTAACAGGAGGAAATTTATGATCATTCTGACAAAAAAGAAATTCTGCTTTGAACTTGACGGGGAGAAATTCACTTCCCGCGGCGGAATGGAAATGGAAAACGCTCCGTCATGGATTCAAAAGACATGGCTCTTTGACCTTGCCGCAAAAGATGGAGACCTCATCGTTGCGCAGGATAGCGACACAAAAACAGAGGCGGATGTAATGAATGCCGCCTCTGAACCTGTAGCGCCTCCTGCTTCTGAATCCGAACCTGCAGATCCTGATGAAAATTCCGGAGAAACAGAATCAGAGGAAGATGAAGACGCTGTATCCGATGATGAAGTTGAACCTGAATCCGAAGTAAAACCGAAAACGACAAGAAGAACCAAAAGCAAATAATAAAGAAAGGGGGTAAAAATCGTGATAGGAATTATAACGCAGGCATCTAATATCAAGCATGGAGATAATCCGGCATATTCAAAGGCGGATTTTCTGTCTTTGTATCCGCAGTTTAAGGGGTTAATCCCTGACGCTGCGCTGGATATGTATGTGGAACTTGGAAACGCCTGTGTCAGCAGCGGGCGATATCATTCCATGTGGAAACATGCTATCGGTTTGTTTATCGCTCATTTTTGCTCCCTCTATCTTCAGAGTTTGCAGCCAGAGGGAGCGTCTGCTTCCTCTGTTCTTTCTGCCGCTGCCACGGCAGGCGTCGTTACAAGCGAAAGTGCGGACGGTGTTTCCCATTCTATGGATTTGTCGGCATTGACGCAGGACTTGAACGGATGGGCAGGGTTCAAATTAACAACCTTCGGTGTGCAGTTTGCAACACTGGCCAAAATGGTCGGCAAAGGCGGGATGTATGTATGGTGAACTCAAAAGGTAAAGTTGAGCATAACGAGTACAATGGCGGATTTGCCGGGCTCGTTAAAAGGTTACAAGGCTTGCAGAAAAGGCAGATTCAGGTTGGCATACCACAGCAGACATCAAGCCGAAAGGAAGAAGGTATTAATAATGCAGAGCTTCTCTACATCCACACCCATGGAACAAGAAGAAAGGCCATGCGAAAAGAAATGCAGGAAGGGATGGACAGGGGGCTTAAATACAGCGAGGCTTTCTCTCTGTATATTCAGTCCCACGGTTCCCCTCTCTGGCATTCTCCGCCTCGTCCTGTTTTAGAACCAGCTATCAAGGCAAAAAAAGAAAAAATAGCGCTGCAGTTCTCTAAAATAGTCAAGGCCGCGGCCGACGGGAATGCGGACGCGATGGAACAGGCTATTACAAGCACGGGAATGACCGCGCAGAATGCATGCCGGGCATGGTTTAAGGATCCGCGCAACGGGTGGCCACGTAATGATCCCAAAACGGTGAAATTAAAAGGAAGCGATAAGCCGCTTGTTGACAGCGGAGAATTGAGAGATTCCATTGTTTACGTTGTGAGGGAGAAATAGCCGATGATTAATTTGTCAAGCGTGATTCATTCCTCTCGATTATCACAGGATTATACCATTCTACGTTCATTTGGCGTATGGGAAAATGGAGAATTCATCAAGAATGGAACTCCGTCTACACTTCAGTTCCATGGGATTATTACTGTAGCTACCGAAAGAGATCTGCAGAAGGTTCCGGAAGGGAACCGGCAGACGGGGGCCATGAAAATTCTTTCCACTGAACCGATTTATGTAACAGGGCAGCTTGAAGAAAACGGCTTTTCAGATGTTCTTGTCTGGAATAACGAAAAGTATCAGATTGTAGCCGTTTTCCCGGATAAGGATTATGGATTTTATCGCGGAATATGTACTCGTCTCTCCGGGGAGGTGGTATAAATGCCTGTTCAGACTATGCGAGCTCTAAAAACGGCGTTTTATCGCGCGACTATGACGGCGCTTGGATATGATCCTGACAAAGCATACAGGAAAACAAAGCCGCCGGTGCGGATGACCTATCCGCCGCTCGGTAATCCCGATTGGACGATGGAAGAGGATGTTGTCTTCATTACCATCATCGACGCAAACGGTGACGATGTGTCGCAGTCAATACATGAACTTTGGAAAGATGACGGAGAAGACCTGCTGCGGGAGCATTATGCTACCCGTGTATTGCAGGTTATTTTCACCGCATACGGTCCCAATGGTTATGATCGTTTGGTACATCTTCGGCATACGTTTCTTGACGGTTCTTCTGTGCTCCGTTCTGCAAATATATTTATCATTCCTGGCTCTGATACACCACAGTATGTACCGGAGCTTTTTAACAATATGTGGTTTGAACGAACCGACCTTACACTTCGGTTCAATAACCAGCTGCTATTTGAAGAAAACATCAGAAGTATTAAAGAAGTTCCCGTCAAAAAAGTGGATGCGAACCGTTCCGGTACTTCCGATGTCATTCTTTATGGCGGCGGTATTACGATAAAGAAAGGGTGATTCCGTAAATGGCGAAATTATCACTGAAAACAATCATTGATATCCAGGTCAACCTGGCGGCCAAGGCAGCCAAGAGAAAAGGATTCAATATGGCACTCATTCTAGGGAAAAGCAATGTTATTCCCGAATCAGAACGGGTGCGTATCTATACAAGCGCCGATGCATTACTGGAAGACGGATTTAAACCGGACAGCGCAGAATATAAGGCAGCCAAGCTGTATTTTTCTGCGACACTTGCTCCGTCTCGTCTTGCGGTCGGTGTTCAGGTAACCAAGGACAAGGATAAACTGGCTGCAGCACAAGCCTGCCGTGCGGCTAATGGAGAATGGTATGTGCTAATTCCTCTCGGTGCGACAGATAAAGAAATTGAAGCCTTGGCAGATTGGGTAGAAAATGCACAGCCCGATACGCTTCTTGCTTATACGACTTCAAGCAAAAATAACCTATCTAATTCTCAAGAAGATGCCGGAGAGGAAAAGACGGGGATTTTTGAAAAGCTAAAGAAGAAATCCTATCGTCGTTCTTTTGGTCTGTATTGCGCACAAGGAGATACTCCAGATGCAGTGGCGGCTGTTATTGGATATGCGATGGGGGCGAATAGGGGAACAAATAATTCTTCTTATACTCTCGCTTATAAGCGTCTCCCCGGCGTGACACCGGATAATCTCACAGAAGCCCAAGTGGCATTTATCTGCGGATCTATGACGGCCGCAGGAAATAACGGTAATGTTTATGTCTGCCGCGCTGAAGAATATAACATTCTGCAGCAGGGGTGCATGGCAGACGGTACGTCTTTTGACGAGATACTCAATATTGACATGCTGAAGAATGATATCATGCTCAATGTCATGGATCTACTCACATCTACGCGGAAAGTACCGCAAACAGAGGGCGGCGTTGCGTCTATTGTGAATGTTATTAATGTAGCCTGCAATAAGTATGTCAATACCGGATTTATCGCTCCGGGTAAATGGAATGGCGGTGAAGTGCTAAATCTTGAAAACGGAGATTATCTGGCAAGCGGTTATCTTGTACAGAGTGAACCTATTGATTCACAGCCTCAGGCTGACCGTGACGCAAGAAAAGCGCCGCCGATTTATGTATGCGTGAAACTGGCGGGCGCCATTGAGTTTGTTACAATCGACGTTTATGTCAATCGGTAAAAGGAGGATGAATTATGGCACAAACAACTTATAGTTTTACCGATCTGGTCGGCTCCATCCACTCTGACGTGGTTGGAGATTTTATTTTTACCGGAAATGGTGTCGGTTCTGTTTCTGTATCGAAAGCTACGGAACGCACGTCACATGATATCGCTGCTGACGGTTCTGTCATGATATCTAAAATTGCGGGGAATAATGGTACAGTAACCATTGAGACACAGCAGACATCTCCGCTTCATCTATGGCTTATGAAATGGTTTCAGGCACATTGGTCAGCTCCTACTTCGCAGTGGGCGGGTACATCCATGCTGCTCAAAAATACGAGCACCGGAGGCTCTCATGTCTGCAGCGGCGTATCTCCGCAAAAAGAAGCCGATGTTCCGTACCAATCACAAGGGCAGCGTGTCACGTGGACACTGATGTGTGCCGATATTGTAAATAATCCGGTGTAACTTTAGGAGGAAATGAATGGAACCTAAACAGAAAACCCAGATCATAGAGGTGGGCGGCAATAAATATCGCCTGTCTAAATTGGACGCTCGGTCGGCATCCTACATTGCGTTTAAATCTGCAGGTATTGTAGCTCCGCTCATGGGAAAGGGGAAACCCGGAGAAAATATATCGGTAGAATCCATATCAAAGGTACTGCCGGCCGTTCCTCGTCATGAATTTGAGGAAATACAGACAATGCTTCTGAAAACGGTGGTGAAACTGAATGATGTTGGCGGACAGCTTCTCCCGGAACCTATTTTAAAAGAAGATGGGAGTTTTGCGATTGAAGATCTGGCGTATGACGCCGGGGCAGTGATTGCGCTTACGGTAAGGGCATTCCTGTTCAATGTCGGGGGTTTTTTCGGAGGGGCCGGCCTGATACCGGCCGAATCGGAACCGAAATCCTAAAATTTACGCCGATGGATTATCCCACCGTTGATAGTTTTGCCTATGCACCTGTAGCGGCCGGCATGTGGCGGCAGCATGAAGTGTTTGATGGCACTTATGATTTTGACGATTTGCTTGACGCCCATGAAATTATCTTCGTGAAAGCAGAAAACGCAGCCCGTGCCAGAGACGCTGCAGAAAGGAGTTAACAAGTGGCAGGAAATGTAATAGAAGAATATCTTGTCGGCATTGGCGCTGATATAGATACCGGCAGCTTTAATTCTGCCATGATGGCCATTAGCCAGCTGGGAAAATCGATTAATGCTATTAAAGGAGCGGCTCCTATTATTGCTGTTGCTGCCGCGATTGTCGGAGTTGGGAAGGCTGCCTACAACACAATCAAAGATGTGGCCGCGGCGGACATGGAGTACAAGAAGCTGGCGTCTCAAATGTGGATCACAAAGGATTCTGCTAAGGCACTTTCTACAACCATGAAGGTCATGGGCGTATCGCAGGAAGATATCGCATGGATCCCCGAACTTCGGGAACAGTTTTTCCGCCTCCGGAATGAAATGAACGAACTGGCCACCCCGGTGGATGCGGATAACCAGCTTCAGTGGATCCGTGAAATCGGCTATGATGTACAGTCTCTGCAGGTCAAGCTGAAAATGCTGAAAGAATGGATCGCTTATTACCTAATTAAGTATCTCCAGCCGTATATCAAGGAGTTTCAGCAATTTATCCAGTGGCTGAATGATAAGCTCGGGAAAAACATGCCGGAAATCGCTCGAAAGATAGCTAAAATTTTAGCGCAGATAGTGAGTATCGGTATTTCCGCTGTTAAAGTGCTAAAGGCTATATTCGGATCAATCTATGACTTTATCGAAAGCTTACCTGCCAACGTGAGAAAATTGGAAGCTATATTCGCGATGGTAGGCGCTATTATTATGAGCGGTCCCTTCGGACTTTTCATTGCTTCCATCGGCGGCGCGCTTCTCCTGATGCAGGACTTCATGTACTTTGTAGAAGGGAAAAAATCTTCCCGCACGTTGGCTCCGATGTGGAGGAAGCTGCTGGATTTCCTGAACAATGACAAGGTTAATAAGTTTTTCCAAGTAATAAAAAAAGGTCTGGCATGGACTGCTGACATGTGCGATATCATCGTAAAGAAACTGCTTAAATTCTTGGATGATGCAACGCCCAAGGTAATGAAATTTGTTTCAAAAATGACCGAAGGCGTCGGGAGATTACAAAATGGAGATGTTCGTGGTGCCGCATCTGCTTTCGGTGACGCTTTCGGAAATCCTTTCGGATCTCCTTTTGGCGGCGGTGATATAGTTTCCCGTGCGGCCAATATTACAGATAATCCGACCAGTGATTTCCTTGGAAACGAAAACGGCTGTACTTATTTTGTAAAACAGGCAGTCGGTGCTAATGATGAATATTTTCAGAACATGGGGGATAGCCTATGGGTGCCGACCTGGGTTGATTCTGCTAAGGCACAGGGACGCTGGCATGCAGGAGTAGACGGCATGCAGGCTGGAGATATCGTTGTCGTTGAGACAGGAGGAGAAGGCCCCTATGATCATGTCGTGGTCTATGACGGAAATGGAGGATATTTCGGGAATTCTTCTTCTCTCGGAAAGCCTGTTCACGGTGATTTATCAGATTTTGGATATGGAAATATATCCGGATATATAAGAACGGGCGGGTCTGATTCCGGATGGGATATGAATTTTGACACTTCGCTGGATGATTATTTCAAGAGCTCCGGGGGAGAAGCCAGTGGTGCAAGTTCCGGTTACCGGATCGGGTCCGGCATGATGGGATTTGCAGATGGCGGCTCTTTCTCTGGGAGTTATGCCGATCAGCTGTATAGTGGCGGTTATGCAGAGCAGGGAATGTCAGCGCAAGCCGCAGCTTCAGGATCCGGTGCATATGGTGGTGTTTCCAGTGTATCTAACAGTACGGTTTCTATCGGAGATATTATTGTAAATGTAGCTAAAACAAATGCATCTGAAGATGAAATAGGTGAAGCGGCTTATAAGGCATTCAGTACGAGAATGGGGAGGGGATCGATTGTATGAGCCTGCTAAATATCGGGGGACTTGGTAATATTACCTCCGCATTAATAGGCGGAACATCTTGTATCCCTGATCTTTCCCAATATGGATTTTCCGCTTATGGAGGATACCGGCCGCCGCAGTGGAATTCTTCTTTTTTGGGAACAGAAGATCTTGTATATTGCAAAACAAATATAGGCGGTCTCTTTTTTGACGCCATCATTAGTGTCGATACAGATCATACGTCTACTGTTACTTCTCACCCCGTGCAATCTGGCGCAAATATGTCGGATCACATGTATGAGAACCCCGTGACAATCACAATGGAAATTGCTATGTCAGACGCCATGGATTCTATGGTACACGGGCAGTGGCATAATGCCGGAGAAAAAGGTGTTTCTGCTTACCGTACTCTTCGGGATCTACAGAAATCGAGGATACCGATAGATGTACTGACCCGTCTCGACAGGTACCAGAATATGGTCATTCAAAGTATACATGTAAATGATGACAGCAAGACACTGGGCGGGCTCAAAGCGTCCGTCCATTTACAACAAATCATAACGGCTACTGTTTCCACTGAAAAGGTCAGCGCCAGGAATTGGACAAGCGGTGGAGCTAACCGTCGTGGTGAAATACAAGTGGAAGAACAAGGATCGGTTATATCCGAAATTATGGATGATGGAGAAAAGGGGCTAAAAGATAAAGTATGAGTTACTGCATTGTACCGCTGACAAATCAGCCGTATTCCGAGCAGGAATTTAAGCTGACACTGAAAAACAGGCGGAATATCAATATCAAGCTCAAACTCCGCTATAACGACCTTTGCGCGGACTGGACGGCGGAGATTATAGACAACAGCACCGGAAAGACGCTGATAGATACGCTTCCGCTTGTACCTGGAGTTAATCTTTTGGGGCAATTCGGATATTTAAATATCGGTGAAGCGTATGTTATACCAACGACGGATACGGAATTGATGATGCCGGACAACACAACACTTGGATCTGTCTTTGCTCTTGTATGGGGTGATCACTCATGAATGGTCAATTATGGGGACGCCGCTGGCGGATTCTTGTAAGTAAACCGGCTACAAAAGACAATCCGAGCGAAGAGGAAGCACTGAACGTATCCGAACTCCACTGTACTTTTGAAATCCATAAAAAACGAGGGAAAGGCGGTTTTTATGCTGTCTGCAAAATCTATAATCTGACTGCTGCTACCGAAAACAAATTAATCCGTGAAGGTGACAGGCTAATCATTGAGGCCGGCTATGACGGTACCGCGGAAAAAGATGTTACTAATGCCGACGGAACCGTACAGACGGAAACAGTTCCGCTGCAGTACGGAAAAATATTTGACGGTAGGATCATATATCCGTCACGAAGCAAAGAATCAAATGTGGACTATATATTGACATTGACTGCTATTGACGGTGACGCCCCGCTGAATTTGAATCACATATCAAAGACCGTAAACCGCGGTCTGAATATGCGTAAGGTGGTGGAAACCGTCTGCAATGACAGCGAAGTAAAAACCCCGATTAATACAGTGAGCGACGGGCTTTCTCCGCAGACCCTGCCACGAGGAAAGGTCTTCTATGGACGCCCCTATGATTATGTGCAGGACGTTTGCCGGGGAAATAGCGCTGATTACTATATCGAGGATGGACAGTTAAATGTAGTTCGTCTGCAGGATGTAGCGAAAGATGAAGCACTTGTTGTCACACCGAACAACGGTCTTATCGGAACGCCGCAGCAGACGCAGGACGGTGTGTCCTTTAAATTGCTTTTGAACCCGGCTATCCACTTGGGGTCCATGATCCAGTTGAAAAATGTAGAAATTAATGAGGTAAGCGTTATGCCCGGGCAAAGGCAAGCGCCTCTTGACGATGATTGGATTTACCAGGCAATAGAAATTACACACAGAGGAGATACGCGGGGAAATGACTGGTACACAGAAGTTATCGGGATATCTCGATACGGAAAAGGTGCACTTCCTGCGCTTCTCGGTGATTCCGGCACAAACGGGATGGGGGTGTAAAGATGATTCCGTTAACTGAAAGAAGTCCGTCTACTCGTGTAAACAGTGATAATGAACTTAGGCAGCGTGAAATCAACCTGCGCGTGGCGGCTCCCGGCATTATTCAATCTTTTAATTCGGCGGAACAAACGGTTACCGTACAGCTGTCTATTCGTGAAAAAAGAAATAATGATGGCGTGGAGACGTGGGAAGATCTTCCGCAGCTTGTAGATGTTCCTGTTGTGTTCCCCCGTGCAGGCGGTTATGTACTGACTATGCCGATAAAGCCCGGAGATGAATGTCTTGTTATTTTTGGCGATAATTGCATGGACGCCTGGTGGCAGTCCGGTGGTGTTCAGAATCAAATTGACTGCAGGAGACACGATCTTTCTGACGGTTACTGTATCCCGGGACCATGGTCGCAGCCGCGGACTATTCCGAATTACAGTACTTCATCGGCGCAGCTTCGTACAGAGAGCGGTTCTTCTTACATTGAACTTGCCGGAAACGACATTAATATCGTGGCAGCGGGGAATATCAAGATTAAGGGGGCAAGGATAGATATCAATGAACCAAGGGGGAATATCAATGGGTAAGGCAACCAGAATAGGGGATTTAAATACCGGGCATGACAGCTGCCCGCCCGTGGCGCTTGTGACAGGTTCCCCGAATGTTTTTATTAACGGACGGGCGGCGGGGCGTGTAGGCGATTCTTACGCTCCTCATGGCTGCCATGTTCATCCTTCTCATGTGGGCAAGATAGCAAGTGGGAGTTCTTCTGTATTTATCAACGGAAAACCCGCAGGGCGCATAGGTGATCCTGTGTCGTGCGGAGGGGCTGTTGCGGAAGGCTCCTCAAATGTATTTATAGGAGGTTAAGCATGATTTACCGGCAGCTTGATGATAACGGCGATTATATTTTTGGACACGGGAAGCATGCGTATTTGGAGGGTGTGGACGCAGTGGCACAGGCCATCAAGACCCGCCTTCTTTTATTGTATCGAGAGTGGTGGGAAGATCTGGAAGACGGATTACCGCTATGGGAAAAAATCATGGCCAGTTCCGGACAGCCAAGCAATATAAAAGCCGTCGATTTTATTTTTCGCGAGCGGATACAAGGTACAACCGGTGTGCTGTCTATTCTCGGCTATGAATCTTCTTTTGAAAACAGGCATTACACTTTCCGATGCGCTGTAGAAACATTATACGGATCCCTTGTAATTTCAAATATAAGAAATGAGGCGGAAGGATGAGTTATTTTACACCTTATGTGGATGCGTCCGGTTTGCACATACCGACGTATGCCGATATACGTGACGATATTATTGTGCAAATGAAAAAGATATATGGCAATGATATCTATCTTGAAAACGACAGCGCCGACTACCAGTTTATTTCCATTTTAGCTCTTAAAATTTCAGATTCTTATCAAGCTGTTCAATATGCTTACAATGCAAGATCTCCTGCGACAGCCATTGGGGCGGCGTTGGATTCTGTTGTGAAACTGAACGGTATTGCACGGAAAGAACCGGGATATTCTACTTGCCAGGTGACACTTACCGGCATTCCATTTACAGAAATAAAAAATGGATCGGTAGTGGATAAAACTGGACTCATTTGGGATCTTCCGTCATCTGTCATTATCGGGAGTGGCGGAACAGTTATTTCTACCGTTACATGTCAAAAAGTAGGGGCGGTTTCCGCCGAGCTGGGGGATATAGACAAAATAAATACTCCGACTTACGGTTGGAAATCTGTCACAAATCACGCGGCAGCTATTCCAGGTAATGCAGTAGAAACAGATGCGGAACTCCGTCAGAGACAAACTATTTCTGTATCTAATCCGTCGCAAACAATGCTTGAAGGTACACATGGTGCCATCATTGCGTTAAAAAACATCGCAAGAGTAGCTGTATATGAGAACGATACGAATGTAAGCACTGTAGATCCGGAAAACAATCCTCATGGGTTACCTCCGCACTCCATTACTTGTGTAGTTGAGGGAGGATCCGACACGGATATAGCAGAAGCGATTCTTTACCATAAAGGAATTGGGTGTTATACAAACGGCGACAAAGAGGTCAGTATTATAGATCGGAATGATTATGTAAATAAAGTTCGTTTTTATCGGCCGTCTTATGTTGACATCTACATCAACCTGAAATTGAAGAAGTATACAGGATATGTATCAAGCCTCTCATTTACGGTCAAAACCGCAATCTATAATTATATTTCCTCTCTTGAGATAGGTCGTGACGTATCCATCTCAATGCTCACGGGAGCCATTATGGCTTGCAATCCTGATATTACCCGTCCGGTGTTCGGTATATCTTCTATGACGATCGGAAGAAGTAAACAATCTCTTTTGAATGGAGATGTGGATATTACTTACAAAGAGGTGGCACGTCCCAATTATGACAATATCGAGGTGACGGTATGATAACGCATGATACGGAATATTATCGGAAACTGATAACATCCGAATACCGTGGATCTCCCCGTTTTAATGAAATGGTTCGAAAAATGGCGAGCTATGGACGTGAGCTGGATATATCCATCTTGAAAATGGTGGATATGTTTGATGTCGATGTGACGGAAGCTGATCAGTTGGATGTTTTGGGAGCTTGCGTCGGTGTATCACGATCCTTGAAGTTTGAACCGTCACCTACGGCACGCGGCGAAATCATATGTCCTACACCTCTTGAATTATCACAAGATACAGGAGTGGAATCTAAATATACAATGTATAAAACGCCTGTTCCATCAAAATTGGCTGACACAAATATTATACAGGACTTTGCTCCGGGTAACATGGATGACATGCCGCTCGTCACTGACGATATATATCGAATTATGATTAAATCGCGGATTATACAAAATGTTTGGAAGGGTAATGTTCTTGACTTGTATGAGATGTGGGATAATTTGTTCCCGGATAATCAAGGGCTGCAGATACAGGATCTTCAAGACATGAGTTTTAATATTGTTTTGCTCGGGAATTATTCAAAACTGATGCAAGAGCTTATTGTTCACGGATATATTATTCCGAAGCCGGAAGGTGTAAGGATTAATACGCTGTCATTTATTGACACAGACGGTCTTCCGATATTTGCTTATGACTACAATACTATCAATTACAGCGGCTATAAATCTCATTGGCTGCAAGTGCATGAAGGAGGTTAATAATGGCACGGTCAAATTTTAAAGTATTCGCCGAGGGGGCGGCTGATAAAGATGTACAATCCGACGTCGTCTATAATGCGGACACACAGCGCATATACGGTGTCGTCCCGGGAATTGCTGAACCCAAAATGCACAATAAATTGTATAAGCAGGCGACCGTTATGGTAGCAGCGCTTGCACAGGTTATTGTGCAAGCAGGATTCGATGCATTAGATTCCGATTATTCAGGGCTTGTATCAAACCTGAGAAAATCTTTTGCCGGTTCGGTTAACGGGGTTAAACCGGATGAATCAGGCAATATCGACCTGACAGAGGTTATTGAAGAAATCCGAAAGATGACATATCCGCGTGTAGGAGATTTTATTATTACAAAAAATCCAGATAATCCATCTAAAAAATATAAAAATACAACCTGGGAGTTACTCGAGTCCAAAACATTTGTTATGAGTGCTGGCGATGATGCTCCAGTTAATAGTAACGGCGGTAGCAACACACATATAAACACAGTACAAGAAATGCCTGCGCATGTTCATGACGCATCCTCTGCGTATGCCGGAGGGCACTCGCACTCGCGTGGAACTATGAACATAACCGGGACGCTGGCTCTTCCTACGCATAACGGGAGATGGAACTCGTATATAACAGGAGCCTTTGACGCTGAACCAGGTGGATCCAATATCAAAAATATTGAGGGGGCAGATTTTGACGAGCATAATAGGTGGCACGACATAGGGTTTGCTACATTTGACGCATCCAGAACCTGGTCCGGAGAGACTTCATTTGTCGGAAATCATAATCATACTGTATCTATCAATTTTACAGGAAATGGCAAAGAATGGGATATTCGACCCAAATATATAGCTGCTTATATTTGGGTTCGTACTGCATAGGAGGATAAAAGTAAATGGCAACAAGTAATGCAAGAATTCAGTTTTCTACAGCTGATGAAGAAACATGGAAATCAGTAAATCCAATGCTCCGAGAGGGAGAGCTTGTTATTGCAAAAAAGCCATCAGGCAAATATAGACTATATGTTGGCGCTAAAGGGGGAAGCAAGTTTAAAGATTCAACTATTGTCTGGGATGAAGAATTGGCAGATTCGCACGAAAAGAATGCGGCAATAAGTGCCGATGCCGCGATGACGAGCAAGTCGGCAGCAGCATCCAGCGCCAGTTATGCGGCGCAAAGCATGAATTCCGCCAAAGAGAGTGCCAGTGCGGCAGAACAAAGCATGAATTCTGCTGAAGCGAGTGCAGATAAAGCTGCCGAATATATGAATAATGCAATAAATAGTTCCAGTGCAGCTGCACAAAATAGTGCATCGGCAGCTTCAAGTATGAAAAAGGCAGAACAAAGTATGAATTCTGCTAAAGAGAATGCAGATAAAGCTGTAGCAGCATCAAATAATGCTTCAAGTAGCGCTTCTTCAGCGGCAAATAGCGAATCTAATGCTATTGATGCAAAAAATAAAGCAACACAGAGCGCCTATGAAGCCAAATCATCTGAATTAAATGCAAAAGCGAGTGAGAAATCTGCCGCTAATTCTGCTGCGGCCTTATCTTATGCAACACAAGAAGAGGTAAATTTTGGAACAGAGAGTAGAAAAATCGTTTCCCCAAAAACTCTCGGAACATTGTTAAACTTATTGCAAAGAAATACTTATTATAAAGTCGGCGAAATCGTCTACTCTACAAAACTGCCATCGTGGGCGTATCTTGAATGCACGCAGGCAGGAACTACCGGCAATACCGAACCTAATTTGTCAACTGTGTCAGAATGGGGAGAAGTTAATGATGGCAGCGCGAAATTCAGAGTAGTAGACAAAAGAATGAAAGCAATGATAGATATACTTTATCCAGTCGGCATAGTAGTAACGACCGCTACCGACGATGCGCTAAAGCCAGGCGAGGAAGACGGGCTGACGCAGTGGGAAGAAATTGCAAGCGGGAGAGGCTTGATCGGCGCCGGAACCGGAACAGACACGAACGATGAATCTGTATCATTTACCGCAGGAAATACCGGCGGAGAATACAAGCACAAATTAACAGTAAATGAACTGCCGGAACATGCGCACGCCGAAAACATTAACGGAAAAGGCAATGATGATTGGGATAATAAATTCGGTTCTATGGTTTCACGACCGAATCCGGGAACTGGAAATACTGCTGGTTATTCGGTCGATATAAGTAGTAATTGGAATACAACGGGACATCCAGTCATGACAGATGAAACTGGGGGAAATCAAGCGCATAACAACATGCAGCCGTACTTAGTTGTACATTTTTGGAAGCGTATCAAATGAGGAGAGAAACTATGGAAAGAAATGACGGAGAAAAAATAACAATGCAATTTGTGGAACGGATGGCAAAAATGGAAGAAAAACTTGATATGCTTGTTAAAATGCTCCCGGAAATTACAGCA